TTATTCTCATTTATCTATAATTATTTTTTCGAAATATTCATCTTGTATAGTAAGAGAATAATAATTTTTTTTATTTATAAAATTGATATTGTATAAAAATTTATCATGTAATTTAGCAAATTTTCCATTCTTTAGTTTCAAAATTGAAGATTCGGAATCTAATTCAGTTTCGATTGAAATAATTTCCTCTCCAATTTTTCCATCTCGATCTGTTAAATTACAAATTACTCTAATCCCTTTAACTATAAATTCTTTAATCAATATCTCGACTCCCATTTTTGAAAGATACAAATAGTCCTTTAATTCACTATCGTGTAGTGTATCAAATTTTGATAAATTTGCAAACTCCTCCATGCTTATGTGCTTCTCTTCCATAGTTTTATCTATAATTTTTTCTAAAAAGTCCGATCGTGGTTTCATAAGTCTCTATACTATATATTAAAGGATTAAAATAATTTTATATATACTTATTATAGAATTTATTTATTTTAAGTTCTGTGTCAAAAATATAACGGAAATTTTTATCGATGGATAAGAAGTTATTGAGTGCCCTTGAGAATTTGTCTTTTGCTTTAGAAGAAATAGCAGCAGCCATAGAAAAATCTAAAACCGATAAACCTAAATCTGAGGTTGGTGGGGCTTTGACTGCTGGTGGTTTGGATAAAAAAATCGAACTAATCGACAAAGGCATTAAACAGTTGATGAAAGATAATAAGACAATTATCAGAAATCAAGAAACTCTAATAAGTTTAGCAAAAAATAAAAAAGAAAGTGTAATTTCCGAATCCGGTGATAAAAAGAAAAGCTCAAAAGTAAAAGATGGAATAGCAACGGTGATTGCAATTGCCGTTGGTGTTTTAGCAATAGGACTCGCATTCAAAATAATAGGTCAAGTTGATTTTGTGTCCGTTATGGCTTTGGCAATTGCTCTTCCACTATTAGCATTTGCATTTGAAAAAATTGCAGTAATTGGATTCTATGTTAATCCTTTGAAACTAATAATTATAACTGTCGCAATTGCTATGTCAGTGTCTATGGCATCTTCAATTCTGAGCACAGTTAGACCAGTTAACATGATAAAATTATTAACTGCTATGGCGGTTGCTGGGGTTTTAGTGATTCTATCTTTCGCTCTTGGTAAAATAATGGAAGGTGTTTCCAAGATTACCGGTAGAGGATTGTTGAAATTATTTCTTTTACCTGCTGTTTTTTATTTTCTTTCTCTTGCCGTAGCCGTTTCATCAGAGGTACTTCGTGGTGTGAAACCAGTTAATCCTTTAAAATTGTTTAGTGCGATTTTGATTGCGGGTATGTTTGCTGCTCTGGGATTTACATTAGATAAAATAGTTAATAGTATGTCTAAAATAAATATTATGGGTGTTGCGAATTTATTCCTGATGCCTCTTATATTTGTTGCTCTGTCTATGGCTATCGCTCAATCTTCAGAGCATCTGAGATCAGTGAAACCGGTCAATCTTCTAAAACTATTGACAGCTATTTTAGTTGCTGGTGTCTTTGCAGTACTTGGTTATGGTTTGGGTAAAATTTTAGATGGTTTCAAAGGTTTGGATCCTGTGACAATGGTTATCGCTGTTGTGGCGATGCCTTTGATATTACCGGCACTTGCTGAGTCAATTGCGAAATCATCTGTACACTTTAAAGAAGTTAAATTGGTTAATTTGTTGAAATTATTAACTGCTGTTGCGATTGGGTTTATTTTTGTGGTTTTATCTTTTGCAGTTGTGCAAATTTCTAAAGCTATGGAAAAAGTCAGTTTGATAGGAATGGTTTTGATACCATTTGTATTAGTTGCATTTGCAAAGGTAATATATGAAACATCACTAATTTTTAATCAAACTGTCGAGATACCTTATACAAAATTATTGAATATCCTAGTAATGGCAGCTGTTATTTCTGCCATCGGATTTGTTTTTGCAAAATTAACTGAAAAAGTTTTAAGTAAATTAAGTATAATTGAAGTTCTCAAGGGAGCTGCCATGCTTTTAATTATTGCAGGAACAATAACACTTGCATCTTGGATACTCAATCAAGGCACATATGAAAAATACCCTGATGTATTTTGGGCGGCTGGTGTTGGTCTTTCACTCGGAGTGTTTGGTCTAGCGACTGTTGCTTTGGGTGCGGTTGCCTTAACAGGAATTGGTCTTGCTGCATTTGCTATTGGTCTTCCAATGATTTTAACTCTTGCTGGAACAATCGTAGAAACATCTAAAATTTTAGCAGGAGGTAATTATCAAACTCCGGGATTGTTACAATGGGCAGTTGCGACTGCATTATTATATTCTACGTTTACTCCAATAGTTATTTTGCTTGGTGCAATCGGAACGGCTGGTAAAGTGATTGAATTTTTTGGAGGAGCTAATCCATTTGAAACAGCTAAGAAGATGATTGTTGATATCGCGAAAACAATTGTTGAAGTTTCATTTGAATTGAAAAAAGGTGATTATAAAGGTGGTCCGACTATGGAATGGGCAGGTGGAGTTGCGATAGCCTTAGGTGCGTTTTCTCCATTGTATGCCATGTTGGTAGCTAATAAAATAATGTCCATATTTGGTGGTGGTTTAGGACCCGAAGATTTTAACCAAGCAATAAGAACTGTTGTGGGTGGTATAATTTTTGCTGCTAAGGAGTTTGCAGGAACAACTGCTTTTCAAGGTGGTCCTAAAAAAGAATGGGCAGAAGGTGTGGGAGGAGCGATTGGTGCTTTTTCTCCATTATATGGAATACTTGTTAAAGGGGGAATAATGAAGGCATTTGGTATTGGTGGTGTTGGAATTGATGACTTCAACAATGCTATCAAAACTATTACACAGGGTATAATTTTCTCAGCTGGTCTATTCAACAAGAATAGTGCTGCTTTTGATTTAGAGAGAACACCCAAGAAAGAATGGGCTGAGAGAGTCGGTGCTGCAATTCAGGCTTTTATGCCGGCTTTGGACTTTGTTTCAAAGAATAGTGGTATATTCAAAGGTGATGGTTCAGCAAATTTAACAAAGGGATTAAATGCTACCACCAATGGTATTGTATATGCTGCTGTAACTCTCGGAATGGCTGATTATAGTAAAGTTATACCTGAAAGTTGGACAAAGGGTTTGGTTACTGCTGTTAATGGATATTTAGATTTGGTTACAAATGTGGTTTATCCTAAAAGAGAATGGTTATGGGATGCTCTTGAAAAATTCAAATGGGTTTCGGATAGCATACTATTTACTTCTAAAAGATTTAAAGAAATCAATGCTAATGTAACAAATTTCAATTCAGAATGGATAGGTGGATTTGACAAAGTTGTTAGAACTTATGTTGATTTACTTTCATATTATATTTACCCAAAGAGGAAGTGGATATACGATGCTATAGATAAATTAGGTTGGGTGACTTATGACATAAAAAATACTGCTGAAAGATTTTCATATATTTCGAAAATAACTTCGAATATTAAACCAGATTGGATGGCAAATGTCGATCAGAACGTAAGAATGTATGTAGATCTTGCTGATTATTTAAGTTCAACGGATACTGACTATTCTAAAGTTTCGACAGCTGTTTCAAATTTAGAAAAAATATCAAAAGGATATTCGGAGTTAGCCAAGGGTGTTAGTAAGTTAAGTGCGGAATTAGAAAAAATAGATATGGAAAAACTCACCGCACTAAGAAGTTTGACTGGTTCTATAATTCTAATGTCTTTGATGGACTCAGACCAATTCAAAGAAATGATGGATGCTCTTGAAGATAAGGCTAAGATATTTGTAGATGTCATCAACGAATTGGAGAGTAAGACTGAGAAAACGAAGCCTGGTAAAGAAGCAAAGCCGGGTATTGGTGTCAAAAGTGGTGGTGGTGAGGTCAAGAGACCAGAAAAAACAATGAGTGATTTATTCAGTGTGATGGAGGCTATTGATTTGAAAATGGGTGAATTAGTAAGTTCAAATGATAACTTATCTAAATATGTTGATGAAATAAGAAGTGATGATTTGAATTTGAAGAAGAAAAAATAAACTTTTTTTGATTGTGAAAATATAAATCACATGAAAAAGATTTCATTTTTTAAAAAAGTCTCACTATTTCGATTTTGGAGTAAAACTTTAAAGTCAAAAAAGACGGAATTACTGGAAAAGTTCAACACCAGAGTTGATACTTCAAGTCGTCTCTATACAGTCATAAACATTCCACCAAGTTTAATAGAAGAGCCCTATAATTTGAGGAAGTCGGATATTGATAATCTCGCCCGTAGTTTTATAACAGAATACTCTACTAAAATTTCTTCATATCTAAACTCTTTGGAGCTTTTAGAATTATATGACTATTACGAAATCAAGAAAGTTGATAAGTACAGTTATCTCGTAGTCTTTGGATTTTCTTTGTTTAAATCTCATATCTTTTTGAGAAATCTATATATCTGGATATTTTCACTTTCGACAATTTCTTTAATTGTTCTTTTATTTCTACTTTTCTAAACTTTTTATTTTTTTAAATTTATAATATAAAAAATTCTATTAATATGAGTAAATTCTATTTTTTATCAGAAGATACAATCGACACTTTCATGAAAGTTTATAACAAAAAAGCTTTCTCAATCAATGTGAATTTCGAGTTTGTGGGTTCTGAAACACAAAAATCACTTATCAAAATTTCCAAATTAGCAGATCAATTCTCATTCATTCTCAGTAAAGATGTTTTAGTTTCAATTAACGAAGATTTAATGAATGTGTTTGATGACGAATCAGTTGAAATCCTTATTGAGCAAGAAATTGATAAGATAACAACTAATATCGAAACTGGAAAAGTTCGTTTAGTTAAACCAGACTTAACAACTTTTTCAGGACTTATAAATAAATATGGTATTGAAAAAATTGCTAAGGCTAATAAAGTAGAAGAACTTTATTCTCAGCAAAAACAGGATCAAGAAGAAGGATTCATAATTTAAAAAAAAATTAAAAAAATGGATAAAAAAAATCAATTTGAAACAAGTGTAGTAAAACCAAGTCTTTCTTTCTTTGAAAAAGAACAAGAATACAGACTTATTGATTTCTCAACTGAAATGGCTTTGGATTCCAAAATCTTAGAAATTGAGAACTTCATGAGAAATAATCACGGAGAAGGAGAATCGGATGATGTAAAAGATAGTTTGTATGCTAGTGCAATTCAACTTTGGGATGAATACGCATCAATCCTTAGAAATTGCAAATATACTTTCTATCTTAACAAAAAACAATATCAGTTTCTAACAGACTTGATTATTGAGAAAATGGATTATGACGTTAATACAGTATTTTTCGCAATTGAATTAACTGATATGTTAGGAACTTGGAGAAACATTGGAACTAATAAAGATGAAAATTTCTTACAATCTTATCAGACCAATGCAACCGAAATCACTTATATTTATCACTTAATTTCTAAATATAAAGTAAAGGGATTGGGTCACGCTTCTTACCGTTTCGCTGAAGTTCTTAGAAGAATTGGTTCTATCTCTAAAGTAATCGGTTATTACGATACAACAGCTAAAAACCTTTCAAAAGAAATTCAAGATTGGGTATCTTGCTTTGAACCAGAAGAGTTCAGAAAATCAACTGAATCACAAACCGAATCGGTTTAATAAAAAAAATCCTCTCTTTATGAGAGGATTTCTATTTTATGGATAAATGATACTTGGTGTGTTGGAAAACTGACCGGATCTTCTATTAGTAGTTGTTGAGCCCTGTACTGTAACAACTGGTCCAGTAATCTGTGTAATTGGTGTAAACGGTTCAATTTTTTCACCTTCATAACCTGTGAATAGATCGTTCAAACCTCTTATTTCATAGTTTTTCTTTTGTGTGAATACTTGACCATATCCATTATCACTTGTGACTTCAATCACTATAAATGGATCTATATTTGAATCTATCGTAAAATTATATGAATTCAAATCGTTTCTCCATTCTCTGAGGGTTTGAACAGGTTCGAGTCCAATTTTTCTCCATTCGGTATTATCAACCCAACTCGCCAAAGAACCATTCGTCGTAATATCTTCTGGTGGTGTTAATAAATTTGATGAGGTTCCAGACTGTGAAAAAGATGATTGAGTCCCAATATATTGATAAATAAACTCATCGTATTTGACAAATTGACCCAAAAGATAATCCGTTTCTGTATTCCACTCTGGTGCGTTTTCATATCTCCTCGGATTTTTCAGCTTATTTCTACTAATCATCGATTCCCAAATATCATCGTAATAGAAAACTTTGTCTCCAACATTGTAAGTTGTGAATGGATTCCATTCTTTATAAGTCTTATAGGTTCTAATACAGATATCAAATGAATCAGGTAATTCCTCTTCAACCGCATAGTAAAAATCAACCACACAAGTATAGACTGTACTTCCACTATTTACTGGCATTAAATATGCTTCTGATAAAACAAAATCTATCGGTGTCATCGATTGTCTTATGTTCAATATTTTAACATCGTAGTTTCTGTGTGTTATTCCAGTTGTGTTGACCCAATCAGCCCTACCCGTTATATCTAATATTCTATGTGTAATAGGAATTACTTTTCTTTGTAACCAATATTTTAAACCCTGTAATTTTATAATTACCTCGTTTAGTGAATATTGTAAGACATTATTTCCTTCTTTGTCGGTGATTTTGAAAGTTAGATTGAATAAATTTGTTAACTCGAAATTACTATTTGGTAAAAGATGCTTAATGAAGTCATTTGATTTCCATCCGGCTACACTATTATCAAATATGTCTGGTATTTCAACTTTGAAAAGCTTGAAAAAATCCGGAGACGAAATATTCACATTTCTATAATATTCATATAACTCTAAATCATTATATCCAAAATAATTTATTGCGTTTATAATTGCTTTATATGAACCAACATAAGAAAAAATATCGTTTCTGACCATCAACATTTCCTTTCTTTTCTTGTTCATATATGTCCAATCTATGCCTTGCTCATTTATGTCATAAGGTTTGAAAATATAAACGTCATCTGGATCGATTAGATGTCCTGTATTTGATAGTTCAACTTTATATCTAACATCTTCTATTTCGGTTTGACCCGAAACTACGAATCTACCTATGGTTTTATCTAAAACCGATATTTTAACACTTAAATATGTTGTTATTCCACTTTTCGGATAATCCTGTATAATATTTCTTTCAGGTATCATCAAATCAATAAAGTCTACTTGGATTTCTCGAGAACTTATTCTTCTAATTTTGAATGTTCTACCGTTATTCTGTGATAGGAATTTAGTTCTGACATTTGTAATATCATTGATTGTTATTTGTATTATCTGACCAGGTTTCAATCCTCTTGGTGTGCCATTCAAATCATAAGTGAAAAGTGAGTTAGAGTTTACATTCAATTTTATTATTCCATAGAATTCACCGGATGTTGTTGTTGTGAACTCTATGTAGTCGTTATTTATTGAATTTGGTGTAATCGTGAATGAAATCTCTTCCCTTTTAATTAATAATAATGTTGATGTCAAGGTTCCTTCGTCATCACTTCTGAAACCCAAAAAAGTTTGTAGTGGTTCTGGTACAAATGTTAAATCAGTTTCAGAATCCACATGAACAAGTTCTGTTTCAATCTCGTCAAAAATAGTTTGTTGATATTCGGGCAAGGAAACTTTCGTGATATCCTTATTAGGATTCCTATTCAATGTGACTAACTCTAAAGGTTTAGTTCCTGTATAAGCATAAGATCCTGTTATAGGAAGTTGGTCTCCACTAAAATCAAAAAGAAACATTTGGGGATATTCATCAGTCTCCCATTTCCAAATATATTTTACGAATGGTTCATCATTATAATTCTCTCTTGGTTTTCTCAAATATTCCCTCGTATTCAACCATAAATCTGGATGTGGTGTGTAGTTAGAACCTAAAGTACCTAATTGATTGTTGAAATTGGTTGAGAATGTTGTCGACAACTGTTGATAGACTGAAGCAAGTACCACCGAGATTTCAACGAGAGTGTTTGTTCCTGGTTGAATACCAAACATGGAATTTCTTTCTGGATCGAAAACCATTTTCAATACTGGACTATTTACAGTCTGAGCTCTGACAACACTTGAATTCTGTTTGTCCAATATAAAAACAACTGGATTAGTTATCGATGGTAAATATGTATTCTCATCGTAATTACTCACAGCTAGATTGCCATAATTAGTTGTTGTGAATGAGTTGGTTAAAGTATTGGATAGTGTAATTTCTGATAGTTTCGTATTTTGTGAAACCACAACAACTCCTGAATTGTGGTTGTAAACTATACTTTTAAAACTTGATGTACCCGAAAAAACAGGAACAGTGATGTTATTATTGATATTTTTCAATCCAACTGAATCAAAATAATAAACCGATGAGTTTATAGAATCATAAAATAATTCTGGATTCAATCCTGTAATAGAGTAAGTTGCAAAAACTGTTCGACCAGATAAATCTATCCTCAATAAATTATTATCATCTTGACTTAGATAAATATCATTTTCACTTGGATTGTAAACTAATCCCTTTCCAAAACCAGACAGTGTTATTGTTTTTGACGGTGTTGATGTGAAATTACCGAAATACCAAATATCAACAACCTGTGTATTGTCATAAGTAACAAAGACATCACCATTCGAGTCACCAACTTCAATACTATTTGCGTCCGAACTTAATGTAATTGTGTAAACCAAATCATTGATAACTGGGTCGATGACATATAATACGTTCTTTGTTAAACAATACAAATAATTATTATAATTGTTCCATTTAAAAGACTTTGATGTTGCAGTGGATAGACCAGGTAAATTTATTGTCTTCAATAAAAGAGTAGAATTTGCATCAACTACACTAACAGAATCTCCTAAAACATACATTGCACCAGAAATCTGTAAATAAATTATATCTACTATATTTGAATTACCTGGTAGTGAATAGTTTAAAAATGAGTATGTATTTAGTGTTAAATTCGTTAAACTAAAAGATTGAGTAAACTGTTGTAAATTAAAATTACCACCAATCGAAGCAGTCGGAACAATTACCGGAACACAACCTGTTGCTCCAAACCCCGTACTAAAAGCAATTGTAACGTAGGGAGAAACATCACATCTTGGATCGGTAGTTCCCCAAAAAGGACCTTCGTAACTTAGTACCAAATGATACGGACCCAAATATAAGATATTATATTCTTGATTATTAAGTGGATAAGATGTGTTGTTAATCGTTACAATTTGACCTGTTGCGAATGGATTATCCTCAAATGAAGAAGTGCCACCATCTGGTAAAATAATTGCATTTGATGTCATTAGAGCTCCAAATTTACCCAACAACTTTCTTTCTATTCTAAATAAATCTATACCAGGTAGGCTTGACTTACCGACACTTACGACATAATCAACTCTTTGATTTTGTCTTTTGACCCTAAATTCTAATTTTTGGTTTGTATTTACTACATAAATTCCCCAGTCATCTAATTCTGTTGCATATTCGTTAGTCCAATTTTCTAAAGCTTCAACTATATTTGCTGTTCCACCTATCACATTTACAGTTTGACCATAACTTCTACCATTGATTGTTAGATTGAGATAGTTAGACATATCAAAGAAAATTACATCGGAGTGTTGGATATAATAATCTGCTGTTGTTCCTACTTTTACTTCGAATTGAAGTGGAACGTTTGGATATTCAGTTGTTAGATTTATCGAGTTATAATAAATTGAACTCGCTCCTCCGATATATTGTAATGTTGCAAATATACCTAGTGAAACAAGTCTTGTGTAATGTTCGGATAACCAATTTCTAAGAGTTCTATCGATGGTTCTTGGTAAATCAACTGATAAACCAACATAAATAAAGTCTATTTGCTCTTCGTACTCTTGTCCATTTATTCTTATTTTCAAACCATATTCATCCAAATCCGTAAATACTATGTTATAACTGAAATTCTCACAAATATCTTCATTGACTTCTGGTTTCAATTCTTCTAATACACCGACATTTTGTTCATATATTATCCTTGAAGTCCCAGAACTGGTTGTTCCAAAATTGGTGACTGAAGACTGCGTAAAAAGATAATAGTTAACAATTGCATAAGGACTTGGATAAACCAGATCGGCATGTAGTATTGAGTTTTCTAAATACAAATCTACTTTGAAAAAATCCAAATCAGCTGCATAGGTTTCAACTGCTGATCCCATAGTTGTCAGAGCACTTTGGGTAAAATTTGTAATATAGTATAGTTTATTTGTCGTTAAATGGATTTCTGTTGAAAGGAAAGTTTCATTAATTAACTGTGAGTTTACAATAAGGTAAGTTGGCTCGCCCCAGTAATTTGTATCATCTGGACTTATAGAACCTGTTCCGAAAACACCGGTGTTATTATTTGCTGACCAAGTATATGCCTGAATACATTCGTAAATCCTATTTTCAAATATAACTTGTGACCCAGTAGCAAAATAAGTTGCATTTGAGATTCCTCTATAATTTGGAATTGGTTCAATTTTCACTGGATTCGGATTCAGTGTTGATTGTGCTAATACAATTTCAGTACCTGGTTTCAATGTTAAAGGTATGGTGTCACTGAAATTAATTCTATTAGCGACTATATCTAAGCCACCTGTGTAAGCAACGGGTAAATCAGTTTTTAGAATCAACTCTATTGCTAGATTCTGACTTTGAGTAAACTGATTCAAATTTAATTCATATCTTGAGTATGCTTTATCGTAAACATCGATATTGTTGATTGTATAGATACCATCATTTTTCTCTGTGTTTATAATATTGATTTTTCTACCATTGAAATATCTATCGTAAAAATCTGGTTCAGACCAATCACTTAATAAAGTATTTAATTGTTGATCCACATAATTATAGACACCTATCGAGTTGAGACCGCTTATTGTAATGTTTGCATAAGAACTTGTTAAAGCGAGTTGAGATCCATAAAGACTTATGAATCTTCTATTATCAACGGAAGTAATAATTAAGATTGCGTTCTTCTTTGTTTGTATAACTGTATAAGAAAGGTTTGAGGTACTGAATTCAAAAATTGGATTTTCAAAATAAACTTGGCTACCAATCGGAAATTTTTTCTCAAAATCTTTACCATAAACCCATTTCGAGAAGAAAGTTGGATCGGTGTTTACCGGTTCAATTTTAGTTACCTCTTCTCCAGAATAAGGACTACCTGTGTAATTGAATCTATATTCGTTGAAAAGTTGAAATTTTTGCAGTTTAAGTTCACCTGGATTTTCATACTCAAAAGCATCAATCCTTTCGAACATATATATACCTATGGTTTTGAAAGTATCGTTTCCATTTTCATGAAAAATCAAATCACCTTCCCATCTTTCGTCACCGGCTCTCCACCTAAAATTATAATTATCACCTTCTTTATTAAAGAATACTAATGATTGCATCTACGATTAAAAACTTTTAGTTATATATTAAAAATTTAGTTTACTTTCAGTATTTATTTTTAATATATAAGAATAATATAATTTTTTAGATATGAGAAGAATAGAATTGTTTGATGAGTTCACACCAATAAGTGAAAATTTAAAATATCACGTTGATAATAATATTTCTATTTCGGAGTGTATATTTAGACCCTATTCGAAGTCTTTCTATAATTTGATGTTAGAGGCTAGAGCACTCTGGGATAGTGGCAAAATTCATTTAAATGGTCTTGATGAAGAGTTATTTTCCGAAACTGATTTAGGTCGTTTTGCGATTTACGAAGGTCGTATGGTTCCTTTAGATTTACCAATGACTATTGAAGATGAGATAAATGAGGCTGAATATCATGGGAGAGAAGTTGAGTTAAATAAGCCGATGAGAAGTAAGGGACCGAAAAAATATAAAGTCTATGTTAAAAACCCAGAAACTGGTAGTGTTAATGTAGTCAACTTCGGTGATGTTAAAGGTGGTCTTACAACTAAAGCTGGAAATAAAAAAAGAGCAGCGTCATTTGCAAAAAGACATAAATGTGCCGAGAAAGTTGGTAAGCCTGGTGCTAAATTGACACCTGGATATTGGGCGTGTGTCCTGCCTCGGTATGGACTACTTAAAGGTGTTTCGAGTAGATTCTGGTAGACAGAAAAAAAAATTAAAAGAACCCCATGAAATATTTGAGTAGATTTCAAATATTTGAATCATCTAATAGTTCGTTTGTTAAAGATTTTCTAACAAATTTTGGTATGCTTATATCACTTAATTTTAGTCAAATAACTAAGATGGGTAAAGATACTAACTCAACAGATGGGCTTATTGAGATGATGAAACAACTTAGAAAACCAATAATAAATGGTAAAAACTATTGTGATTTCTTAAAAGATAATATAGATGGTGTTGTCGAAAATAAAAAATTACTTTCTGCTCTGCTAGATATAGTAAGACAATATTTAAATTTCATAGAACCAAGAGTTAAAATGTTTGTGAAAGATGAGGCAAAAAATAAAAAATTTTGGATAGAAAAAATTGATGGTTTAAAAAAAGATTATTTGGAAATAATAACATGATATTACCATTTATAGAAAAAAAAGAAGAAGATAATGTCTTCATCAGAACTTTCAGTTCGGATACTGAAGAAGAATCTTTATTGTGGCATCGCGATAAGGAGGATAGAATAATAGAATCTTTAGAAGAAACAGACTGGATGTTTCAATTAGATAATCAATTGCCACAAAAAATAGAAGGTCAAATATTTATACCAAAAGAAATTTACCACAGATTGATAAAAGGTAGTGGTGATTTAAAAATAAAATTAATTAAATTTTAAAATTTAATTTAATATATATTTATAAAAAAAAACAAGAGATATGCAAATCAAAAAATTTTTAAAAGAACAAATTGAGAATAAGGCTATTCAGCCTGCTAATTCTAAGGGATTAATGACACTCAAAACTTTACCAGATACAATTATTTCAACTTTGAATGAAAGAATCGGTGATGAATATACAGCATATTATTTTTACAGAAATGCGGCTAACTGGTGCAAAGATAAAAACTATAAAAAGGCTACACAATTTTTTGAATCTGAAGCAGCCGGTGAATTAGAACATTCTAAAGGTCTTCAAGATTATTTAACTCAGTGGAATACAATTCCAACAATTCCACAAGTAGAAACTACACAAGAATTTGAATCTTTGGTTGATATTATAAATAAAGCTTATGTTTTAGAATATAATTTATTGATGAAATATTCAAAAGACCAACAGTCATTTTTAGGTGTTCACCCTGCGACATTCAATTTTATTCAAAAATATGTTGATATACAAAACGGTGAAGTTTCTGAATATTCAGATTTTATAAATGCTTTGAATTTGATTGACTATACCGATAAGTTCCAAGTGTTATATTTTGAACAAAATTATTTCTAAAATTCATGAAATATATAAAACTATTTGAAAATTTTTTAGATGAATATCTTATTGAAGATAGAAGATATATTCATGGTGATTTAGAGACGCAGATTATAAACTTTGTACAAAAATATAAAGGTAGGGAAGATAAAATATTTGTTTCTTTTAGAAGTTCTGAGCATGTTACTATGATTAATAGGAAGAATACATTTGGTACACCTACTGGTATCTATACTTATCCTTGGAAAGGATATTTTGACAAAAGATATGAAGAAAGAATTAAAGGAAAAAAGGTAATCAATATTAATTTACTAGTACCATTTACTGGAAAAGAACCTGCAAAATATATTTACCTTTATAAAATAAAAGATGATGCTAAAATTATCAGTAATAGCACTAAGTATGAAGAACTTAGAAAATTTGCCGAAAAAATAGAGCCTTTCTATCCTAATAATATTTTTCTTTCTAAATATTTAAAAAGTGAAGATGATTATTTAAACTTTTCAAAAAATCCATTTTTGAAAGGCATTAAATGTCCAAATTGTGATATGGGAGAAGTTGTTTGTCATGATTGTGAAGGAGAGGGTTATTTTGAAGATGGTGAGGAATGTTATAATTGTTATGGAACTGGAAAAGATGAATGTTATCCATGTCATGGAACTGGGTATCAATCAGAGGTTTTTGAAGACGTTCCTGCTCATATATTTTGGGTGTTATTATATGATATAGTTGGGACTATTGGTGGCAATCTTCAATTAAAATTTACAAATTTATGTAATAAAATTGGTGTTGATGGTTTTGTAGATTATGGTTCTGGTTATATACATCCGAATGAAAAAATACAGGCAGTGCTTCTAAAGGGTAGATCGATAATAGAAGATTATGCGATTGTCTCAACTGATTCTGGAATGGATATAATATCTATATCTTCTAAAATCTTAGAGATGGATAAAGATGAATTCAAGGAATTGTTAGACTTGAAGATTTATGATAGAAAAACCGACAAATATAAGGATGATGTAGTTAATAATTTAATTAGGAATTTGAGAAAAGAAAATAAGTTAGAATTGCTTTTAATAAAACTAACGCAAGAAGAACTTAAAAACTATAGGCATATTTTTTCTTTCGTAGAAAATATAAAAAAGTTTTTGACCGAACCCGAACTAAATTTTTTACAAGAGTTAGAAAATAAAAATTAAAAATATAATGAAATATATCAAACTATTTGTAAATTTTTTTAGCATAATTGATTTTGGAAATCAATTATGGATAGAAACTAATGATTGGGAAAATTGGGATGAATTAGTTTGGAATGAACAACCAGAAGAACTAACCTAAATTGAAATTGTAATGATTTTGAATGAATTTTTAAATAAGAAATTCAAGATAGGTAAAATCAGTTTGAAAAAAAGACTATCTAATGACAAATTTAGATCTTGTCTTAGGATTGATAATGAAAATGATTCAACCATTTTCATTTACAAATTTAGAGATGATATGTGGATGATAGAAATATTTGAATTTATATTACAAGATGACAAAAAGTTTGTTTGTGATGGGACCGATGGATTATCTTTATGGCTTTCTGATTGGATAAAAAAATTAAGATAGAATTTTAAAAATAAAAATGAATAATATGAGATATATTAAATTATTTGAAAACTTTAATCAAACCTCAACTTGGGAGGCAAAATTAGAAGAAATTAGAAATGGACTACCAACCAACGAAAATATTGAATTCTCTTGGAAACTAGAAAGTTCATCAGTTGATGATACTAAACAAGGTTTTCTTTTTATAAGCTTATACAAAAATGGTTTACATTTGAATCTACAGTGGAATATTGATTTGGATTCATCTAAAATACAATTTATTGCCGAAGGGCAAGATTCTAAGGGAAATTCAGTATCCGAATTATCTTATAATACAGAGGTTGACAATATAGACCAGGCTTTAGAAATGGTTGAATCGGACATAGAAGATTGTCTATATGCTGATGAGGTAGAGTTTTACGAAGATGAAAGTGATATACTTGAAAGCTTAATACTTGAAAAAAATGTAGCAAAAAATCAATCTCTTTGGGCTTCCTGTAAAGCTTGGGCAAAAGAAAGATACGATGTTTGGCCTTCTGCTTATGCTTGTGGTGCAGCAGCCAAAAGATATAAAGCTAAAGGTGGTAAATGGAGAAAAGCTAAGAAGAGAAAAAAATCAAGAAAATAAACATGGTTAAAATTAAAAAGTTTGAAGAGTTTTGTTACGAAATCAACGAGAAGAAAAAGGCTAAAAAACCTTATGCAGACACCAAAGGTGGCTTGGACAAATGGTTTAAAGAAAAATGGGTAGATATATCCAAAACTAATCCTGATGGTTCTCATCCACCTTGTGGTAGAGAAGATGCTAGTAAAGGTGGTTACCCTAAATGTAGAAAAGCAAAAGTCGCTGGTAAATGGTCTAAGAAAAGAAAAAAGGCGGCTGTTGCGAGAAAGAGGACAGCAGAAAAGAAAGGTGAAAAAGGTAGTGGTAGAAAACCAAACTATTCAAGATAGAATAAAAACCCATCTTAACCGATGGGTTTTTTAATAAATCTTTTTAGAGACTTCAATACAAGCCAAAATATCTCTCTCACAATAATCCTTAATGTCTTCTAATCTATCCTGCCAGTAAAACTTATGAACATCTGAACCGCTCATGAGTTCTTTTGGTGAGTCGATATCTAACTCATAAGCCATTTCATCAAATGATGGTGACCAAGCAAATTTTCCTTTCCAATCCTCAAACATATCTACAATTCTCTGTTCCCAGGGTTTTTTCCCATAAGGCAGAATGATATTAGCTGGCTTTATTCCATACTTATGTAATTTATGAAGTATCCAAGGAATGTCGAAATGTGAGATTCTAAACCCAGAAAGGTTGAAGTTTTTTGTTTCAATCTTTTTCAATAATTCATTAAAGTTTTCTACTATTTCCCTTTCCTCTTTACCATAAAAAGATTTTATCTGATAGTTACCAGAGTTAGCAATAAAACCAAAAGATATACAACAAATTTTACCAAATGCAGATATTATTCCAGCATTCTCAACATAAGCTTCATCTATATTGGAATATTTTTCATTCCAAGACATTTTAGAAAATTTTGATTGAAATAGTTTTGAACCCCTTTCATCTTCTAACTTGAAAATTTCATAGTCTGGGTAGGAACCACATGTCTCGATATCAAAAAAGAATAAATCCATTTTTTTAATTTTCTATGTTTTTAAAATTATGATTGTAAACATCTATTATTTTTTCAAACTCACCTAAAATACCTGACTTTATTTTATCTGAGTTATATTTTTGTGAATTGATGTATTCTTTTATTATTTCACCAAACTCAAGTTGAATACTTGGAATCACACCATTATTCAATTCTTCTTCGGTAATTTCATCTGTCACAGTTTTAACTTCTGCACTTTCTGTTACGATATCATCTAAATATTCAACTGAAGCAAAATTACCGGTTTCTAAAATCATCTCGAGCTTTCTTCTGAACTTTCTATTGTTTATTAGAAGAGAGTTTGAAATTTTCAAGTCTATGTAATCTCTTGTTGAAATTTTGTCAAGATTTAAAATATCCTCTTCATTTTTTACCCAAACTTTCATAAATTTCGGGGAAACATCATTCGGGATAAATTCTTCTGAGCCATCGATGGTATCTAATATATAAATGCCTTTTTGATTACCTAAATCATTTCTATCCATTTCAAATATAGATCCAACAAATGTAAAGTTCTTTGTTGATTGTCTTATATGTAAATGGCCAGAATAAACTTTTTTGAAATTGTTAAATTCTTCTATATCAATTTTATCATTATTTTTATGTGCAACGGAAGTTAAGTGCATTTTAGCACCATTTAAATCAGAATGGCAAAAAAGATAATGACAATCTTTATTTTGTTGTATATGTTTTATCTGTTCGGATTTTTTGTCAAAGTATGGCATCATCAAAATTTTCTTACCAAAAAACTCAACCTTCTTACAATGGTCATAAATAAAAACATTTGGAATCCATCTAAATGCTCTTATAGTATTTATTTCACTTGAACTTTTATGCCAACAATCGTGATTCCCGACTAAAATATGTAGTGGTGCAATTTTAGAAATCTTTTCTACTACATCCATTCCAAAATTAAGTAAATCTATGGGTATAACAGTCCTGTTGTCAAAAAGGTCACCTAATTGAACTATTATATCTTCTTTTGTAACATTTTTTTCAAGATAGGGTATTAAAAATTTATCGAAATATTCTATATGTGTTTTTTTCCAATTGTCATATTTATTTGGAAATCCAAGTCCGATGTGTACATCCCCTATTAAAAATATTTTTGACATAATCTTTTTTATTTTTATATCAAATGGGGAAAGATAAGTTAGAAAAAAATGACTTTTTGGATTAAATATATAGATAATAAGAAGATAAAAAATTTTTATATATAGTTTTATAATTGTAATCTTAAACAATTAAATAAAAAATAATATAACTTAGTTATGGCAGGAGGATTACCACATTTTTCCAATATTCTTGTTACAGGTCAACAGGCAGGTCCTGGTGCAGAACCACAGGAAGTTTTTTACACAAACCTTTTTGAGGTTACGATAAACTTACCAACTGCATTGCAACAATACAGTGGTCAACAATTATTGTTGATTCAACAAGCTACTAAGATGGGTTCAGCTTTAGGTCTTTCTGAAAAAATCGAGGTGAAAGAACAAAGATATAAAACTTCAACTAGAGCTTTTGCTTCAACACCGGCAAAAACACACATCGAGTTCAACATTGGTTTTAACGTGAATGTTAATACTAACTCTAATGTTGAGGTTTGGAACGTATTGAAAGCTTGGTACGACTTAGTTTATAACTTCAATAACGGTACAATGAATTATAAGAGAGACATGATCGGAACAGTTATTCTTGATATGCATGACAAAAGGGGTGTTGTTTTAAGAAGAATCACTTATAATAATGCTCAACTTTTATCTATCACCGGATGGACTGACCCAGATTGGAGTAGTTCTGAGATTCACTCACTACAAGCAGACTTCGTTGCAGATTATTGGACAGATGAATATATCGATGATGTCGATTCTACTAATGGTAGTATTCCAAATGGTGTTCTTCCTTATACAGTTTATCCTTAAAATATTAAAACCCAATCAAAAGATTGGGTTTTTTTTACTTCTTAAATTTACTTGCCATATTACTCATGTTATTCATATAAGATCCGGGATTGAAGTTTGGCATGCCCTTACCCTGTTCTTCTTCTTGTTTCTTCTTTTGCTTTTCCTCTTCTTCAGTTAATTGGTTAACTATTTTAATATTCTCTTCAAGTAACCAATAAGGCCAATCATCAATAGCCCATTCCTGTAAATGATAGTTTTTTTGCAAAAGAAGTTTATTCTTCAATAAACTGTTCAAATGCGTCATGAACAACGAAAAGAGCTGACGGTCCGTTGGGAAATATCATGTCGGTGTGCACCTCCAAATTACACACCTGACAATTCTTCTTCAATTTTTGTATTCCATAAGTCATTTTTTCAACAGCTGAATTCAAGAACTGAAATGAAATATCATCCAATTTCTCATATTCTGTTAATTTTGCTTTGATGCCATCAATTGTGATTGATGATCTATCAACTAATAAGAAAGGTATGATTTTCAAAAATGAAAGATTAGGCTTTCGTTTTTCATTGTTTTCTTTAATGATATATTCGGTGAAACTTTTTTGAAGTCCAATTGTGGGTGGTGCTAAATTGAAAGTTTTTCCATTCTTAATCGTGAATCTAAAAGAAAGTGTTGCCGGATCGAAGAATCTCTCAATCTTTTCAGGAGTTTCATAGTTTCTGAAATTAATTCTTTTAAGCTCCAAACTTACTTCTGTGCCACAAGAACAAGTCGAAGTTGTGTTTAGTGAACTACCCTGTTGGAATGTTAATTCTCTGATTAGAAAAATAAGATAAAATCTATCCGGATCTTTCAATTCCAAATAAGATCCAACTCTTCCGTCTACATACTTGATTCTTACACAAGAAGCCAACATATCATTCATCTTCTCAACGATGTCATAAAAATTATTATCATCAACCATTGAGTATGCTTGAATTTCTTTAACTTGTGCTGGTCTTACTTGAATAGTTGTACCCGGTGGATAAAATATTCCACAAGGAAATTCCTTTACATCAAAAGCGAAATATTGAAGATCAGACACTCTTGTGTTTTCAATTGTAACCTTGGGTTGTGCAAAAGATTGACTCTGTTGAGTGGTGTTTTTGCCCTCGATTCCTTCAAGATGTCTTCTCAGGTACTCCTCTTCCGATAAGTTTTGTTTATTTTCTGACATATTAATACGTTATTTTTATTTTTATATATAGACTATTCATATCTCCCCAATAGTCTTTGTAATATTATATTTAAAATAGATAGATATGTTTAAACATTTATTTTGTATATCCATTTTTCTTGACCACAAGAATATGTTCTATAATAACCTAATTCATGCAAAATCTCAGATTCGGATTTTGTCGAATCGTATCCTAATTTCACCAATCTTTTTTTATTGAAATTGAATCGATGTTTTCTAATTCCATCTACTATCCAAAAATAATTGGGTTTAGAGGTGGAAATTCTTTTAAATCCAAGTTTTTGATATAAATTTCCTTCAAAGATAGATATGTCCGAATAAGAAATGATTTCATTAATTGATTCAACATTTTTCAAAAAATAAGCAAACAATTTTGAAGCCGCTCCAATAACATTAAAGCCTTTTCTATTACAAAATCTTATCAACTCAAATTCTTTCTTGGAATTAGTATATCTCCAACCAAACGTCATCAAGCTAACTAATTCATCAGAATAATATAAACCAAATTTATATTTAGATGGACTAAATCCTTGTATGTGGTTTTCTTCCAAAAAATTAGAAGCATCAGATGGTGAAACTTCTTTCACCTGACACTTTCTTGCAAATATTTTATTCTCGGATAACCCCAATCTATTCAATATTATTGATTTTACTATATTTCTTTTCAGTTTCCAATCATCTTCCCAAATATGAATTAAATGAATTCCCTTTTCTCTACAAAGATTAGATTTATCTCTATGGTAGTATTTATCCAGATAAATCTCTGAATGCCAATAAACTCCATTCATTTCAATTGCTAGATTATAATCTGGTAAATAAATGTCTAATTCTTTACCACCCAGTACAGTTCTATCCTTTCTGATGTAAGAAATTGAAAGTGAATTTAGAAATTCTTGCATTTCTAATTCCATATTGGATTGACTCAAATCTATGTTTAAAAAATTTCGGATATTTTTACACTTTCTGACTCTATCTTTAAATTCGTCGGTTTTAGAATAATGATCCACTCCCCAATTTTTTTGTGAAGTTTGTTTGGTCTTTTCTAAAAAATCTGGTGTCTGTGAAAAATTATCCACTCCCCAGTTTTTTTGACTTGTCTCTCTAACTTTGACTTTGAATTCAGATGTTTGTGAGTATCTTTCTACACCAAATTTATCCAAAAAAGATTGAGTCGTTTTTTCCTTTATCTCTTCAATTTGTTGCGGATATTCTTTCCCCCACTTTTCTAAATATGTTGATTTTATTTTATCTTTACCCTCTTCTGATTGAAAAACATTATCCACTCGCCAATTTTTTTGACAAGTTTCTTTATATTTTTTCTTGAAATCTTCAGTTTTGGAATAATGTTCAACACCATAAGTTTCTAATAAACTAATTTTAAGTTTATTTTTAACCTCATCTGATTGCATTGGATTCTCAACGCCCCATTTTTCGACACAAGTTGCCTTCCTCTTTTCATGGCTACACTTCTGACAAAAATATTTTTCTTTTAGTCCCGATGTATATTCCCAGTAAAAACGAAATTGGTTAGGCTTTTCAGATAAGCAATTATCACATATAGATGTGATAATTGCTGTTGAACCAGGCATTAAATCTTGAATCTTTACCGATATTGTCTTTTTGAATTGTATGTCATATCCCCTTTCCTTAAAATGATTAAAATTAGTTCTATGACCCTTGATTAAAACTTCTTTTTCCTTTATCATATATTGTATATATATAAAAAAATTCAAAGGAAGTTATGCAAATCATATCGAATGTAAACCCATCCCATCATTTGAACTCTCAATGGAAATAAGGCGTATCTGATGTTCAGCATCACCCTTTTTCTTATATAGTTCGTTATATCCACGAGCCGTTCCCCTCTTGAATATTTCAGTGAAATAGGCGAAAGCATTATCGGATTTTTCATCATTAAAATTGTGCCAACCAGAAAACATGTCTAAAAGTCCAGTTTGGTAGCAATCTTTTCTATCGTCTTCGTTGTAGTAACGCATTTTTTTGATAGTTTTCTTGGCTAAAATTTCAAGCATAAGTTTTGCTTTAGGAGTAAGCTTACCAAGATGTTTACTTATAACTATTTCTGAAAATAGATCTTTATTTTGTAAGTACAAACCATTTAAGTTATTTTTTAAAAGATAAAAAAATTTATCATGAATCTTATATGTAACTACAACATGATTGTTTTATCAATCTATCCACTTTTTAATTCTTTCTAAACTTCCCACAAACTTCTTCTCTCCGTTATTTACTAATTCTTCCAGTTTATCTTTCAACTCAATTTTCAAATTTTTATCCATATTATAATAATATTCAAATAAATCTGTTGAAATTTCATCTCCTATCCAATCTACACCAAGTGCTTCTGCATCAATAGACATGAGTTTGCCTACACTTGTTTCTTTTAATATCACACCGAATTCATGAATAAAATATTTACCTTCTGTTTTACTCCAATCCAATAATCTTTTGTGTATATATTCTTCTGGTATGAATTCTCTCAGAAATTCAGAGCAAACTAAATTTTCAATTTCGGTGAAATTCGTTTCATCTAGTGCGGAAAATATTTCAGATGAATAACTTGCTTTATATCTACCTGTAATTGAAAGTGATTTAACAACTCTTACGGCATCATCAGCCAGAATAAAATCTTGGTAGTGATAACTAAATATAGAATCATTTACATTTATCCATTCCTCTCTAAATGATTCCCATTTAACTTTTCTTGATTCTTTCGGATAGAATCCGTGATTTTCTGGTCTTCCGATTTCTACTTGAATTGAATTATTCAGTTTAATCCAATCATTGAGTGGTCTCGACCAAACAGCATTATCTATTGGTAAGATTTCTTGGTAGAAATTAGAAAATTTACCATTCATATCATCAAATTCTCCATTGGTATCGGTTAAAATATAAGACTTCTTTTTAGCTTCTTTATCATTGTGTAGTGTACCCGATTCAACATCTAACCTTTTTAGTGTGTCCATATAAGGATATTTATCAAATTTGAAATTATTTAATTTTACACTTATCTGGGCTGTTATTTGTGTATCACCTAAAACAAATTTATCAAATTCGTGTTGTTTTGTATTTGACCTTCTGATATATCCGTTTTCATCTGACCATTTTTCGAAAAGTTTTTTGGTTGGTTCATCAATTGAATAAATTCTATCCATGAATTTATTTGTTCCATTTACTGTATTTTCTAAAGTCCATAAAAGAGCTCTTCCTATTAAACCTTCTGAATTTTTTAGAATCAGTAATTGACAAACATCTGGATTTTTTGTATAAATATCAAAATAATCTGAACATCTTGAGTATCTCATACAGGAATCACCTAACTCACCGATAGATTCTTTATAAGATTTTTCATTATACCAAGTTATTATATCGTCACCAGAAACAATTTCAAATTGAAATTTATTAATTGATGTACTTTTATATAAATTTACAAAATCTTCTATTTCTGTATCTGTGTATCTATTGGGAAATATTTTTCTGACTAATTTACCTATACTTGTGAAATTTCTTGACTTAGATTTCAAGTCAAATTCTTCTGAGTCCCAAAATTGGTCTATGTCACCTCTTGAAAGTTGTCCTGTGTTTAATTTATTTATTTTTAGGTCTATTAAACTATCGATTGTATTAGTGTCCCAAGACTTATATTTTGTAGAAAGTTTTGTAGAAAGTCCGTTTTTGATTGACTTTTCTACATTTTTCATTTGAGTGAATGATATAGAACCTGGTTCATCGGATAAACCGATAAATGTCATATCGGGTTTAACAAAATTTTTTTCTACTGAAAATAAATCTACTGCTATTTTACTTTTTGATGAGAGTTTTGCTAAAATTTTTCTAAATTCAGTCGAAAAATATAAATTCGATTCATTTAGAATTTCAAATTGTAGAAATTCATTGTATTTAAATAGCATGGAAATATTTTTTTAATTATATATTAAAGATTCAAAATCCACTTTTTATTACCACCATTATAAATTCTATGGTAACCCCATTCATTCATTATTTCTTCTTCGGTCTTATCTTTATCACCACCTAATTTGATTAACTTGTCTTTTCTCCAATTAAATCTATGTTCTCTTTTCCCGTTTATGTTGTACCAATATCCAGGATCTGATGTGTGTAAATATTGAAACCCTAACTTTTCATACATATTACCATTAGAAATAAGATTATCTGAAAATGTTTCTATTGAAGATGGAGTGTATTTTTCTATGAAATATTTCATAATTTTTGAAGCACCACCAACAACGCTGGTAAAATTCAGATTACAAAATCTCGTTAATTCCCAGACACCCTCTTTATTTCTAGTACCTAACGGTAATCTAAGTTTAGAAAAAGTCATTAGACAGACTAATTTGTTTTGGTAAAAAAGTCCGATTCGTATTGAAGATTTGCAGTCACCCTGAAAGTGATTTTGATTTAAGAATTCTTTTGAAGTTGTGTAATCAATTTCCCTAATTTGACATTTTCTTGCCCAAATTTTTTCTGATTTACCTAATTTGTTTAATATAAATGATTCACAAATTTCTCTTTTCAATATCCAATCATCTTCCCAAATAGTTATTAGATTGATGTCAACTTCCTCTGCCTTTTTATGTTTTTGAAAATGATAGTCTTTTGGTCTTCTCAGAGAAGAGTGCCAATATAATCCATTAAATTCAAATCCCAATTTTGATTCTGGTAAGAATATATCAATTTCATGTGGATTTAATATTTTTCTGGAATTCTGAATTATTTCACCTCCATAATTTGATTCAATAAAATTAAATAATTGTGTTTCTTTGCCTGATATCGCTTTATTAATAGGATTACAAATTGTACAAATTTCTGTTTGATTTACATCTCTTTCATATAGATGAACTCTAAATATTTCAAATTGATGATTGTTAGGACATTCAAGTTGAACTGACTTTTTATCTGGATAGATATCAATTAAATTATAATTTGGATAATTTAATAGTCTTTTTAAAATTATTTTTTTGAATAACTCATTTTTCGAATCTCTACTCGAGTCAACGGTTTTCTGATGGATTTCACTATTCATCCAAGGATGCTCACAACCATATCTTTCCAAATTAGTTTTTTTAAATGATTCTTTGTATTTATCTATGTTCTTTTTGAAACTCTCTACTCTCTTTTCACGAATCTGAATTGATTCTGATATGTTTTTAACACCCCAATTATTAAAAAGTGTTTCTGATGATTTTTTCTTGACTTCATCATTAGACATTGGTGAGTTACCTCCCCATTTTTGATTATTAGTTTGAATTATTTTTTTCTTAATAATATCTGACTGAGCCGGTGATTTGGTGCCGAATTTTTCTAAAGATTTTTTCTCTTTTATATCTTTTATTTTAGGATCGTTTGAAATACATTTAGTTGAACAATATTCTCTATATCCAAGAGTTGTATTTCTAAAATTTACCGGTTTATGACATAAATCATTTTTACAGGTTGGAACTTCGTTTAAACCATTCAGACAAATATATAATTTTTCTTTGAATGTGATATCTATAATTCCTCTCTCATTACAGTAATCGATAATATAGTTATATTCATCCAGAAAATTTTTAATAAGATAACTAACCTTTGACAACTTTCCCGATGGGTCCTCTTGTTTAAATATATCTAAGTTCATGACATATTGTGTTTTATTTATATATTAAAAACTCCTAAACTTGTTAAATAAAAAAACCAACAATCTTTCAATTGTTGGTTTTCTATTTTCAATATGTTTCAGATTAAGGATTTATGAAACCACCTGCTGAAATTGCTCCGGTTCTTAGGATTGTAATGTTATTTACAATTATACCCATAGATTTAATCGGTTCAACATAAGTGTCTAATACACCAATCTGATTATCAATTATCTCATTAGTATTGTTTTCTTCATCACACTTGTTGAAATAATTATATAAACCATTTTTATTTACATATTTCTCACAAATGATATCTGCTCTCAACTTGATTTCTGCTCTTACATCAGGTGTATTGAATCTCCATTGGAAATCTAACAACATTGCTGATAATTCTCTTTCAAGTTCAATAAGAACCTCTCTAACGTGTATGTAAGAAAGAGCTGATTTGTAAAGAGTTTGAGCTGTGTTTTCAGTTTCAATCACATAACCTCTATTACGTTTGAAAACGATTGGGTTCATTTGTGCCCCATTCAAATTCTCAATATCTTCAAGTGATAAGTTTTGTTCAATACCTGCGATATTAGTAATTCTACCATTTGTAACACCTGCAGCTACTGTCCAAGGAACGATTGAGCTAGCATTTGAATTTAATTTTCTCAAATATGTGTTTGCTACAAACATTGCTGGTGGTACCTCTGCTGGTCTTCCATTATCATTGACAATTAGATAAGGTAAGAAATAACCAACACTTGAAACACCTCTGCCATCACCGAATGAGTATAAGAAAGCTGGACTTGATTGTGGATCACCACCTTGTGCTATGAATGATGTTTGAACAACACCTTCTGAATTAACAAATGTTGGTGAAGTTGAATTCTTGAATGACTTCATTGAAGGCATATTAATGAATCCAAAACAATCTAATCTATCACCACAAAGATCAACTAATTGTTGTTTAGATCTTTCTGTTAGACCAAGACCAAATGAGTCTATAACATATCTGAAATCGATAGCTTCTTTGTTTGTTAATGCTTTTGCCAAAGTTGTTCCTTTAGCAATCAAATTAAGAATTGCTGTTTGTCTTGCTTCTGTTCCATCAGGCATTGAAGCTTCTCTCATTCTGAAACCTTTTAGTGAAATTCCTTTATATGTTGAAACATAATCTTCAATTGAAGTATATCTCATTGTTTGAAGGTCACCTCCGATATTATATTTCTCAATAGCTGCATCACAAGTGATTTCAACAAGTGTTGTGTCAGCTGCATATAATCTCTTAGAAAGGATTCTTGTTAGATTTCTTGGTTTTTCACCAGCGACTGGAGTTGTATCAACTTGAGCCTCTAAGAAATCACCAACTTTAACTTCTGTATATCTTGAACCTTTTACTAAAATCTTATTAGCAACTGGTGTATAACCTGCTGGTCCTTCGATTTCAATAGTTTGCTTATAGTTCAACTTATTCGACCAAACTTCGAATTGTGAATCATTTGTTGTGTCAATTGGTTCTGATGTAGCTAAAGATGAATCTGTGAAATTAACAAATAAATTTTCTGAAGAATTTAAATACATTTTTAAGTAATGTTTCTTATCAGCATCCCAAATGAATTTAACATCTGATAAATCCTCATTTACAACATCAACACCATCCGTTTTATATATCTCATAAGTTCCTGGAGCATAATAAGTAGCTGTAATAGGGTCTATCAAATCTGTAACCACCACTGGATTTGCTGATGTCAATTGTATTGATGTAAGGTTAAGTGTAGAACTTGGTACATAAATCTTCTTGGTGTCATCAACATCAGTTCCTGTTGTAACAATAACATAACTGAATGTTCCTTCATTTTGGAAAACAAGTCTGACTGGGCTTGTTGGGTCCAAAAGATTACCGTGGAAATAATCAGCTGTATTGATTTGTCCGTTATAGAAGTCTTGATAAAACTCTGAGTATTTAGCAACAACACCTGATGCTGTTGGAACACCAACTGTATTTTTAGTTTCTAAACCAACTTGTCCAAGAGTCAACTCATTGTCAATTTTATAGAATACTAAGTTACCTGCTAAAATATCTGATGGAGTTGCGGTTAATCCCAAAGAAAGTGTGAAACTCTTATTTGATGTCTGTGAAAGCGTTTGTGTTACAACACTAGAATTTTCCAAAGAAAACTTTTCTTGTGTGTTAAGGTCTCTAATCATGGTTCCTTTCAAAGCATCAACAGATTCGAAATAGTTGTACATTTTATTAAACAATCTCACTCTTCTATATTTTTCATAATTCTTAGAAGTTATGGAACCTGCTGTATCTGTAAATTCTAGTTTTATTGAACCAGTTGTTGGTTGAGTAATCGAATAATCAGTTCCTAAGACTAAAGGATTATATCCTACACCTACACCACCAGCAAAAGTATTACTCAAAGGTGTGCTTGTAATATTGGATGAACTACCGACAGTTAGATTGAATTGGAAAGAATCTCCATTTACAAGATCGAGTTGTCCTGGTGCTGATACAGTTAATGTTGCAGAAGAAGTCGCAAACGAGAACGTTCCAGAGAAAAGACCTGAAATACCATTTGAGATATCTGTAATGAATGTTCCTAAATCACCACTTGATGCTGTTACAGAAGATATTGTTGCACCATTATAAAGAACTACCATATTTGTGCTTGAAGCACTTGGTGAACCACTGAATGTGAATACAAGTGGAGAAGGATCTTCAGATGACTTGATTCCAACATCTACTATTGCAATACTACTTGTTACGAAGTATCCACCAGCAACATTAAAACTGAAATAGTTCATAACTAAGTCTTCGGTTGAGGATGGACTCGGGAAAGTTCCTGTTACTGTACTGTGGGCTACCTCAATGTTACCTGTTGTTGAATTAAGATAAGCGACAGAATAATAACTTTGTGTTGTTGCACTTGTAGAATATTGTGATGAAGCAAAAGAGAACGTATATGTGTTTGCAACACCATCATTCACTAATACTTTGGTTCCATTTGTAATCAAATAAGCTTCTGATGAAGTCAAAGCACCTAAACTGGGTGCTGAAATATCATAACCGAACGTGATTGAAGTTGTTGTCCCAACGAATAAACCGGAGTTAAATTCAACACCATTGATATATTCTTCATGAAAATTTGCAGATCTGTCTTCACCACCCCAGAAACCTTGCATAAGTGTTGAAACAGAAGCTCCAAGTGCAAAAACATTCTGACCATCAGTTCCACCAGGAATATCTAACGGAGTTGCCTGATAACCTTTGAATTCAATTAGATTTGCATTATATGAAAGGAAATCAACACTTTGAATGCCTTGGTCTACTAAACCATCAGTTGTTACGAGGTTGTTACCGATAAGGTCAACCATCAAAGATGGATAATCCTTTTCAAACTTATCCATATTGAATGCGCAGAAAAGACCAGTTCTGTCAGTATCATTATTAACGATTGTTTCAATGAAGATATTTCTACCATTTAAATCTCTGAAGAAAGGAATAAGTGAAAGACCTTCATAATAAGCAAGAAGATTTACACCTCTGTCATTAACAAAGTCACTTAATTTTGTTTTATCGATACCAGTCGCTGTGAAATATTGAGACCATCTTGGATCTACACTTAGTTGTGAGTAATTTGTCCAATCACCACCAACTGCTACCAAGTCGATCATATATTCAGAAGCCCAATCCAATTGATTAACATATAATGGAACTTTTTCTGCTGATCCGTAAAAATCAAGAAGAGGTCTGTTATATCCAGTCAATCTTGTTTTGAATGCAAAAATAGTCACATATTTATCTGACATATTTGTGAAATGTAAAAGTCTGTCATCGTCACCAATATCATTAGATGCTAAATTTATGAATGATTCGGAATCCCTTTTCCAGAAACCTGTTGTGTCAAAAAATCTTCTATATGCACCTTCTCTGGTGATATCATTTGATTTATCACTTCTTGTAGAAAAAGATTTATATTCAATTTTATCAAGTGTGTCTGAAGTTGAAAGAAGATTCATCACATATACTTGATTTGATTCAAGTAGTTTTGCAACTGTTCTGTGAAGAAAAGATCCTTTTCTTTCAAGAGTTCTATCAAGTGGACCGAAAATTCTTTCTAAATCAGCAAGTGTTTGAACTAATACAGGTGTATTAACGGGACCTTTTTTAGAAAAACCTGCAACAAAAGTTGAAGTTCCAGTAACCGTTGGACTGGTTATTATGGAATTGTCGAATTCTTCTATAAAGATACCTGGGCGTTTGTATTTACCAATTTGAATTGCCATATTTTTTTAGATAATTTTTTATTTATTATATATATAAAAACCAAAAACCATATTTTTCTCATTTTTATGGTTTTGATTCTTGTGTGCTTTGAACTTTTTCGGCTTCTCTTTCATTTTTCACCTTTAAAATTCCCTTTTGAAGTTCTTTCTTCATTAAATTCAATTTATCTTTAGCTTCCTTATCAAGTTTTTTAACATCGATTCCTAATTGATCTATTTTTTTCTTTTTATTTTGTAGTTCTTCACTATCTTGCTCTATTTCTTTTTTTGATAGTTCTGCTGTATCGGGGTCTGTGTTAGCCGATTCCTCACCCATTTCTGTTTCTAATTTATCAATTTGTTTCTCTTGTTTTTGTATTTCTCTTTTTTTACTCGACAAGTTAGCCCATATTTCTATCAAAGGATTTGGGAAATTTATTCTACTTTTTTTACCGGTTTTTAAAGCGTCTAAAAAAGTTTTGATTTGAATTTGATCTTCTGGGTTTGAATTTATTTTTTTGAAAAAACTCAACAGTTTTGAATTTAAATCTTCCGAATCTTTTGCATTTTTATAAATAGTCTCAACTTCATTTTTAAATTTATTGAAATCATTTATGTCTTTCTCCATATCGTTCAATCTATTTACGGTTGAATCTTCTTCAGTCGTATCAGTTGGTTGTGGAATTATTTTTTCTAAAATAAAATCCTTATATTTTAATATTCTCATGTTACTTTTTTGCATATGAAGATAAAACATTGCTTAATACACTTATATCTCTTGGTAAAAGTTTTGGATTTTGAACTGGTAATTTCTCTACATTTATTTTATCCTTGTTTTTAACCAATATAGATATCGATTCTAAATCAAGTTCGATATCTGCGACTGTGTCCACTTTATTCGAACCAATCACTTTACCAACTTGTAATTTTGTTTTGTTTGTACCACGAAGTTTTATATTCTCACCTCTTGAGATTGCTGCCAGAAATACTTCTTTATTTGGGTCAAATGTCATTTTCTCATTTTCTTTGAATGATTTCAAATCATCTTTCTCACCATCCAAATAGGTTGAAATTATATTTTCTTTATTACCAGCTTCTGATTTATTATATTTAATCCAAACTTTTTCATCTTTGAATTCATAAACATAACCAATTAGATAAAGACCCTTTTTCTTTTCAAAATATTTAATTTTGAAAAAACAATTTTTGTATTTTTTGAAAAATTCATAAGCAGTTTTTCCAAATTTACT